GGACAACGTGGACATGAGCACTTCAGCTGGTACGGCCTATACGTGGACCGCTACGTGTTCAAGCGTCACGGTCACGGCGGGAGATTACCTAGTCCTGGAGCTTGGCTGGAATGACTCCACATTCACGGACCCTGAACAGGGGCGGATAGAAATCGGGGACGGTAATTCCGAAACCTACCCATATTTCGATTTCTCCGATACTGACCTAGCTTTTCAACCACCGTCTAGCCTCACTTACGGGTCCACCACGGTAAGAATAAAACGCGGAAAGACACTGTCCACCAACTCCCCTTCCTCTTCCGGGGGTCCTATCGCCTCCTATGCGGTACAGACTGGGAGCCTCCCTGCCGGGGTGTCGCTGAACTCCACCACCGGAGCCATCACTGGAACACCTACGGCAACGGGTCTCTACACGTTCACCATACGCGGGACCAATGACGGGGGCACCACGGACTCGGGTACAATTACTTACGCAGTGTTTTCCGTGAATAGTTTAAGTTTGAATGAAATAACCAAAGGGAGCTTGTCCATTGGCTAACGCCCGACACAAAAACAGCATTTTTGTGGATACCACCGGAGACATAACAGTGGACGGGGTTACACCCGTGATCATGGGAGTTCTGGTCACTCCGAGTGCCGCCAACTCCCAGGTGGTCATAAAAGAAACCAACAGCTCCGGAACTACCAAAATAGACGTTAAAATCGAGGGCGTGGAATCAAGGTACGTGGACTTTTCTGGATTGGGTGGCGTGTACATGACCACGACTTTCAACATAACCACGTTGACTAACATCACGTCAGTTATCCTTTACGGGACCTTCACGGCTCCCGTAGGAAAGGCAATTTAATGGCTACAGTTACTCTCGTGGACTTTTCAGACCTCTACACCGCGGTGTGCGAGGAACTAAAAATCCAGCTAACGGATGGAACCACGGTGGCGCGCATCAAGCGCGACATCAACATGATTTATCTTTCGCACGTTGTCCCGTTCAAGCCCCGGGCATGGTGGTGGCTAGAGAAAACCCAAGACATCCAAACCCACGCCAAGGTGACGGGTACTGTGACCATCACGGATGGCTCCACGTCCATCACACTGGGGACAGCCCCTAGCGTATCTTTGGCGGGTTACAGATTCAAAGTACAGGGCTTCGAGGAAGTGATAGAAATCACTGCCCACACTGCGGCCACTACTTCCGCAACCCTGAAGTCCGCCTGGCGGAGGGGTAACGTGTCCGCGGTGAGTTACACCGCCTGGAAGGATTACACCTCGCTAGACTCGGACATGAAAGAAGTGGTCATGGTGACCCACGAGAAACTACATGAACCTGTAGTGTCCGTGTCTTCTACCACCTTCCGCGAAATGTACACGAGAATGCCGGACTACAACGGATACCCAAAAATCTATACAACAGGGGATTTCGACGGTAGCGCAAACCGCACTCTGAAGTGGTACCCCGCGTGCGACACCACCCAGCATACTTTGCACGTGCTGGGGGTACAGGAAGCCACCCGACTTTCAGCCGATGCCGATGAACCTTTGATGCCAGTAGAGGACCGAATCGTCCTCTTTTACGGGGCATGTTCTCGCGCGTGGGCGCGTGAACGTAACGAGTCCGAAGCCGGAAAGAACTGGCAACTCTTCCAACAGAAGTTAGCCCAAATGGCGGCTAAGTCCGAAGACGCCCCGAAGGTCACGGAAATGAGCGTGGACTCAGATTGGCTTGTGAATAAAAGATATAGAAGACTGGCCCGGTCCCGTAGGTCCGGACACTGGAGGCGCGACTAATGCCTAAGCACGCCCATATCCGAAAATATGTTCAACTTCCGTGGTTGAAGGGTATGGACACTTGCACCGATGAGGGCATCATGCACCTACTCGGAAAAGGGGATTTCCTTCTCCAGGCGGATAACATCATCTACGCGCTAGATGGTTCCAAGGTGAAGCGGGAAGGGTTCAAGTACCACGACTCCGCAGCCATCACGAACACTCCCGAGATCAAGGGCGGGTTTGACTATTGGGCAAACCTTAGTAACGTAAAGACTCAAAAAATTGTCGTAGTCGATGGACAGGCAACATCCAAAATGTGGTTCCAGTCCAACTCCGGAGGAGCCTGGACGGAGTTAGCTAAAGACGGTACCGCCACTGCGCCCACTGCCGTCACTGCGGCGTCCTTCGAAGTATTCAACGACGACTTAGTAATAGCGGTTACAGACTCCAACAGCTCCGGGCGCGCTCCTTACAAGTGGAACAATCAAGAGGTGGGAAACACTTACAAGCCTCTAGGGGGCTCCCCTCCTTCCCTGAAGTACATTAGAACCCACCAAGGGCGCCTATGGGGCGCCGGTAATCCTGCGATGCCTGACAGGCTCTACTTTTCGGGACCAGGTAACCACGAAGAGTGGAACGGGGCCGGGGACTCGGGAGCCATCGATATCGACCCGGGCGACGGGGACTCCTCGGGTATCACAGCTATCTTTCCGTCCTTCAAAGGGCGACTCATAGTCGCCAAGGCTAACAAGTTGTACCAAGTCGAGGGGACCACCCCCGACGACTACAAAATCACTCCAATCTCCCGCGGTATCGGGTGCGTGAGTCACAACTCTTGCGTTGCCGTGGACTTGGACGATGTCTACTTTCTTTCCGAAAGGGGCTTCCATAGCCTCACCGTTACGGAAAAGTACGGCGACTTCATGGGCGCGTATCTTTCCGCGGATATTCAAGAAACCTTCAACGAGTGGGACAAGGGCCAGCTCCAGTATTGCCAAGGGGTCTGGATTCCTAACCTCAATTCCATCATGTGGGCAGTGTCCGAAAGTGGCACCCGCCTGGACGCTTTTTGGCTCTACGATGTCCGGTACAAAGCTTGGTACCGCTGGAACGGGGTCAACCCTACCGCACTGTTCCGAGTTAATGACTACGCCACCACGCAAAAACTAGCTTACTTCGGAAACAACGTGGGAAGACTGTCCAAGATTCAAAACGGGCTGTACCACGATTACGCCAGCACAGCTATCACGCAGACTTTGAAAACCCCCTTCCTCTACCCTGACAAGGACCCCTCCGCAATTAAGGGCCTAAAGAAACTCGGAATATGGGTGAAGATGGATTCAAGCGTGATCCTGGACGTGGAAGTCCGGCAAGCCGGAAACAACACCACGCAAACCTTGCAATTCAGCCTGGCATCTTCCGGGGTTGCGGCGCTTGACGTTGACTTTGTTCTCGGGACCTCGGTACTAGATCAGGCCGCGGCGCCTCGAATGACGCCAATCCAACTTCCTTTTGACGGATATTCCACTTCCGTGCAGTTCACTTTTACGCAGGACGGCGCGGATGAAAAGTGCGCCATCTTCGGATTCTGGGTGGAGTGGGAGCACGCCGGGGATAGCCAAGAAACGGTGGGTTACTAATGAGCACGCTAACCATCACGAAATCTTACGCAGCCCTGGCAATCCTGACGGAAGCCCAACTAGACAACTTCCGGAACGGGCTTCTGACCTTGTTCAACACCAACAAATTTGACGCTGCAAACTTCTCTGGGAGTATGGCGCTCACTTCCGCGAAGTTCGCCAACTACGAGTTGACGACTTCGGACAGTAGCTTTCTCGTGTTCGGTACCGACGACGACGGAAAGATAGGTTTAGATGCCAGTAAGAACTTGGAATTTAACACCACGACGGCAAGTTGTACCCTGACTCTCAAGTCGATAAATAAAAGTTTTGTATTCAAAACCACTCAAGTGGATGTCCCGAACGACGTTTTCCCAGGCGCAGGTGGTACCACCTATTCCTACTTGTACCTGTTGTCCCGTTACAGAAAGCCCGTTATTGAGTACCAAGGCTCCGCCACCGTATCTATAGAAAACAACACCGGAACCTCTAATGAAAGTTTGGTGGTGTTTCCTAATTACGTCATAGGTGTGACGGAAGCTCTCACTGGGACGCCTAAGTATAGACAAGCAACACTCAGTAGCACCGCCAACGGGTACGCGTCAGGTCACACAGGCGCCGCGCAAGGCGGCGTAAGGTCTGGCCTTTCGTGGTCGAATAATACCTGGTACGCAATCTACGCCGCGCGCGTGCGCTACGGCTCCGATGCCGGAAATAAGTTTATTCTAGTGGCAGACGATACACTCCCCACCCAAGCCAACGAATCCACGTTGGACTCCAGGTATGGCTCCGGGCAGTGGGTGTACCTTGGGTTAGTCCGTAACGGGTACGGCTCCACGGGGTCCGCGTCGTCTATCATTCCTTTCAAGTACACGAACAAGGGGTGGTGCTACTTTACCAGCAATGACTCCGGGGCCACCCACTCAGGACTGACACTGGCGCAAGCTACCACTAACGTGGACGATGCCCCACTCTACACGCTTGCCGATGGTATGGGATCGGCGCAAATTCCATGCGATGCCATAACAATCGGAAGCTTCTCTATGTCCAGGGACTACATTTCCGACTGGTACGCCCGGGACTCCTCCGACGTAACTATCTGGAAAGGTGGAATGCGCGGAACCTACGACACCGACGAAGACCACGGGCACCTAGTGCAACTTCCGGTCTACTCCGGAATCGACTTTTGTCAGACTCGGAAAGGAACTGCCGCGGTGGACAAGCGCGTCGGCCTGGCGGGTTTCTGCGATAGATTTGTAAACGTAAGGAGGCACGGACACGGCGTATGAGTTTCCTAGGCGTTACACGATCACTCACAGCGGGCACAAACCCCACCGAAACCCAACTAGACACCATGAGAACGGACCTGTTGAGCTACTTCAACGGGACCAACTTAGACGAAAACAACGTGGCAGCCGGTGGAATGTTGTTCACCAAGCTTTCCAAAGCTTTGGACAACGCTTCTCTGAAGTTCACAAGCTCTCACGCACTTATTAAGTTCGTTTCCGCTACCCCCACGTTTTTGATTGAAAACACGTTGGGGGATATAGCTTTCACAAACTACCTGGCATCGGAAGTGGAAAGTCTCAGACTCACCTCCGATGGTTACGCGGTGATCGGTACCGGCGGACTCCTCCGCCTGGGTACCGGGCAAGGCTCAAACGCAGTGGACACCACGTGGATTCTGGCCAGGTATAGAAAGCCCCGCCTGGAGTACACCGACGACAACGTAATCACTTCGGAGAACAATACCGGCACAGCGAGCCAGACCGTGCTCCTGTTGCGGGACCGCTTGTGTACCATGGTTGACAGGACCATGAGTCTTTCCGCTACCGCTAACGGGTACGACGTGGCGGACACGGGGGCCGCGGTATCGGGAATCCGTGACGGGCTGGCCCGTGCAAACAACACCTGGTATTTCATATACGGGGTACAGGTACAGTACGGGGACGACAACGACGGCTCCAAGTGCATCATGGTGGCGGATACCACAAGCCCGGTGCAAGCTAACTGCGCCACGCTGGACTCCCGGTTTGGTACCGGGAAATGGGTTTACCTGGGGCTGATTCGCAACGGGTACAACGACGGTTCCTATCCCAACATCATCGTGGCCTTCCAGTACGACGAATTCGGGCTCCTCCGGTTCACTTCGACCACGGAGTC